ATTTTTTTACTATTTTCAAGTAGCATATCTGCTGTAACTAACATTTAAGCCTCCTATTTTATATCATTTTCATAAGCTAAATCTTCTGGTGTAAATCCGAATGGATATTCTTCCTCTACAATTTCTCCTCTAGCAATGTTGATTAAATCTATTGAATTGAACCATACATTATCAAGAGAGATTCTTTCTTCTTGTTTTCCAGGTGTATCTGGGTCAGCTAGATTAGTTACTATTCTAACTCTCGGATCATGTCCTTTTATTAATTTCTCAGCTATTTTCTTCCCTCTTGAATATACTTTTTCAAGAGTGATACTTCCTTCACCTTTTAAAGCTACAATTTTACTATCTACAGATAATCCTAGTTGTATATCTTTTCTATCAGGTGTAACTTTAGCATTAACCTTAGAAAATTCTGCTATTTTTTCATTATCTATCCAAAGAGTACCATGAGCTCCAGCGATGGTATGATAACCTCTTATATTTGTATCTGCCATTTTAACCTCCTATTACATTTTAATGATTAAGCTAAGATTTGCCATAGTATCAGAAAATTTGACATCTCCATTCAAGAATACATCATCCCCAGATGGATATTTTAAGATTTCCATTTCTGTTAATTCATCTGGGTCTTTCCCATCTAATATAACTAATCTCTTTTGTGCTTCATAGTCTATTTCTATCTTATTGTTGTAATCGCCATTTAAGACATTTGGAGCCATTTCTTTAAAATAAACCTTAGTAACATTAGAACAAAAGTTCATCTTATTATTATAATCACATATATAAATACCTTGCCAGTAATTTCTAAATGTATTTTTGATATCATCAGCTACAAATCCCATTCCTTCAACTACTTTTATTTTTCTAGTATCTTTTTTCCAAACGCTATCGAAAGTAGTTTTTGAATTTACTCCATAGTTTACTCTAACTTTTTCATCATCCATATAAAGAGAAAATTTACCTAACTTAGGCTCAAAGTATTCAACTTCTGTTAAATCACTCATAACTTTATTGTCAGCAGATCTATTAATTGGCATTCCAGCGATAAGTCCTGCAATCGCTACTGTGTATTCTTGAGCCGTAAAATCTCCATAAATAGATTTATATGTTCCTGGATTAGCAAGTTCTACAATAGCAACATGATCTGTATTATTTGCAAAGCTAGATACATATTTTACATTTTTACCAATAGCTCCATCAGTTCCAAAAACTTGCTGAACCCAAGTTACTAACTTTTGATCATCTGCTTGTTCTGCTGCAGGATAAGCTAACCATTGCATTTTTCTTTGTTCAAATTCACCTAAAGCATCATCTAAGTTTTCACCTGTTTGCAATACTCTTACCAATACTTTATTAGCTCCATAGTGCATTGCTAGTTTAATGTATTTAACATTCTTAGCATCCCACTCTTTATCCTTCAAATCAGCTATAGTTTTTAATGTAACCCATTTTGTAGTTTTTTTACTATCTTTTAAAATTAAACAAGCAATTCCTCTAGCACTTCTTTGTATAGCTGTTCTAGCTAAAGTTTCAAATGCGACCTTCAAATCAGGGAATGGCTTTATTTGTCCTACTTCATTTCCCATTAATTACTACCTCCTTCTTTAAATCTTAATTCCAAATCTTTCATAAGTTCATAATCATAAGGTTTTCCATATAAGTTATATAAACTTAATGTAAAAATATAATGCCCAACTCTATCTACAATAGTTATATCTGTATTTCTTAAAGTTAGATATCTATCCAGTACATGCAAAACCTTTTTACCTTCTATTTCAAATGCATCATCTAAGTTTTCTAAGTTTTCTAATATCTCAGCATTAGTAAGCTTTCTATTAGTTTTTGGATAATAGATAATATCAATATCTATTGTCTTTAATTCTCTATATTCAGAGTTAAACTCTTTTTTATAGCTAACTAAGTCAATATAAAAACAAGGTTTTTTGACATTGTCTATATCCTCACTGTATGGGTTTATTTTTAATTTTTCAGAAATAATCTTATTTAATGCATTCTTTATATCTGCCCATTTCATTTTTTTATCAATCCTCCATAAAAATTTTTTAAATCTTTATAGAATTTAATTTGCCTCATAGATACAGCTGTTCTAAGCATAAATCTACCTTTAACAAATTTTGTTTTGCTTCTCCCAACTCTATGACCATACTCAACATGATGAGCGTAATTAGTCATGTTAAATACAATTTGAGAGAATGTATTTCCAGTTAATCTCTTTCCGTTTTCTCTTTGCCAAGCATTTTTTAAAGTTCCAGTGTCAACGGGTGTTAATTCTTTAGCATCTTTTTTCAAATCCTCAGCTTGTAACATTAAAAATTTTTCAGTAGCTTGTGGAGCTTTTTCTTTTATTTCTATAAGAATCTTATCAAACTCTTTAAATCCTTTAAGTTCCATAATCTACCTCATTTTCAGATACTTCTGTCAAGGCTATTTCCTTATGTTTTATGATGTTATAAGCTAAAGGTTTAGATGCTTTAAAAATATAAAGTTCTCCATCTGCTTTTCTTGTAATTTTCAACAAATCATTTTGTTTAATATCTACATTTAAGCCTACAAATAGTTTATATTCTTGACCACTACTGTTAACCATTCCTGGTGTAACACTTCTCAACCATTTCTGTGAAAGCCTACAAGGGATATCTTTTAATATTTCTCGTTGTTCTTCATATGCTCCACCGTACTCATCCACTATTACAACAGATCTAATAACAGTAACTCTATCTGCATGTAACTTATCTAAAATATTCATACAGTCCCAACCTTTCTGAATCTAAATAATTGGCTTTTTAACGATAGAAACATTTCATCAGTTGTGTTATTAGATGTGTTGTATTCTATAGTAGTATCTCCTTCAGTAACTTTAGAGATATTGCCTTTTATTTCAGTTTCTTCAATAGTTTTTAATGCTAAGTGCTCAGCAAATGGCTCTATAAGCTCAACTGGAAAATCATCTCTATTCATAAAGTTCAAAGCTTTTCTAACCAAAATAGTTACTTGAATTTTCAATCTAGCTTCGTTGCTAACATCTGTTAACTCTTTCACTTTTTCAATTATTTTATTGTAAAGTTCATCCATATTTATAACCTCCTAATATAATAAAAGCAGGAGTTTTTTATTCTCCTGCCTCAGTTACAAGGTTATTATTTCTTAATATCTCTATTTCATTTTCATCAGATGTCGAGTAAACTCCATCTTTGAATTGAATAGAAGTCCCAGCTATTATCAAATTTTTATAGCTAGATTCAAAAATTATTTCTTTTGTTTCTTCAATATTAGTTATTTCATCTTGTTTTTTAGCCATTACTACCTCCTATGATATTTTTACATTTTTAACATGCACTTGGAATGGTAAATTTTTTATTTGATGTGCATATTCCCCATGCAAGAAATAGTTATCAGCTAAAGCAGTTTTAGCTCCTACTTCTTCTTTTATTGGGTATAATTGTCTTAAACTAACCTCATTCAAGTTAATTAATAGAAATTCATTAGGTGCTAAAGATGGAGCTGGGAACACAGATACAACTCCTGCATTTGTAACTATTTCTGTGATTACAGTTCCTGTTACTTTTTCTTTTATGTCAGCTCTAACTATATCTTTATTCAATTTATTAATTTGAATAGCTATATCCCAAGGTACACATACAAAGTATTTACCAGCTTTTAAATCTGCTGCTCCTGGATTTCCTTTATTAACTATTGCTTTTACTGCTGTTGTCAATAAATCAACTGAGAAAGGTTGATTTCCAGTATCTAAAACTATTCCATGTTCTTTAATTAAAGATTTTATACCACCAGAAATTCTTAATTTACCATTTACATATTTAACTCCATTTAAAAGTTTATTTTCCATAATTCCTAGCATCTCATCTTTTTTCTTTTGAGATTCTAATTCTCTTACAGAAAGTCCACCTTGTCCATGAGGATTTAAATGTTTAGCTGTTTCTGTTACTTCATATTCTTCATATATGATTCCTGTGTTATTTGTGATATGAACAGGTAATCTAACAGAAGACTTTTTAAGTTCTCCACCTTCTTCCATTTCTATTCCTAGACTTTGAACTATTGTATTTGCTGCTATATTTCCAGCAGTAGATGTTGTTCCAGCATATCCTCTTGTCACATCCGCTTTATTGTCTGTTTTTACTTTAATAACTTTTACTATTTCATCTCCAATTGATAATAAAGCGTCTTGAACTAAAATATCTTCATCTACTACTTGAATTTCAGTTACTCCAGCATTTAAAGCAACTTTTAAACTAGATGTTACTTTTCTTTCGTAATGATCTATCCATTCGATATTTGTAGATGTAGTTTTATCTACTCTTCCACCTCTCAAAATGTGAGATATGATAGGGGAGTTATTAGGATTTACTAATTGTAATTCATCTAATATATCATTTGATATTGCTTGATTTGTTGAGTTTAATTGTTTATCTATTTTTGGATCTGCAAATAATTGGATATTTAATCCAGCCATTCCTAAAAGTGTTATAAATTTTTTCATTATTCGTTACCTCCTGAGTTTTCTAATTCTTGCTTTGCTCTCACATAGTTAGCTCTGTCTATATCAGAACCACTTTCAAAAGCTTTCTTTCTTAAATCTTCTAATTGAGCCTTTTTATCAGCTCCACCATTACTTCCGCCATTCATCGCTCCTGGTACTCCATTAGCTCCAAGTCCTTTTACATATTCACCCATTACTTCTGCAAAACCTTTAACAGATGCTTCTATTTCTTCTTCTGTAACTCCACTAATTCTATCTAAAAACTTATCTGGCATTTTATATTTTGCTAATGTAGTTCTTTTTATTTCATCTGTCTTAATCTTTGTAAGTTCAGCATTCTTTGCATCTAAATCTTTTTGAATCTTTTCAAGTTCTTTTTTATGCTTTTCTTCTGCAGTAAGATTAGCATTTTTAATTCTTTCTTCATAATCTTCAATAGATTCATTATGCTGTCTTTCAAGTTCCTTTTTAGCTTTTTCAAATTTTTCATTTTCTCTTTTAAGTCTAGTTTCAATCATTTTGTCAACTTCTTCTTGAGTAAATGTTTTTGGCTCTCCTGGTTCTGCAAATTGTTGAATATTAATTTTAAATTTTTTCATTTTATCCTCCTGTTTAAAGTCCTGTTTGACTGTATTTTTATCCAGATGTTTAATGTCCCTCAGTACGACAATATTTGTTTTTGCCCCTCCTTTCTTTGCAATAAAAAAAGCACCTAGTTTTTAGCTAAGTGCTTTGTGATTTAATTATTTTATTTATCTGTTTCTAAACCTAATTCTTTATGGGCTTTTTCACATGCTTCTTCATAATCATTTAGTTGCTTCTTGATTTCTTCTTTAGTTAAAGACAAATCAATAATCAACTCGTCTGGAACCAATATATTTTTATTCATTGTTTTCCCTCCTATATTTCCAACCAAATTTTTTAGCTACCCTCTCATTTACTATATGTGAAACTTCTTTCCATGCTTTTTTATTATCATTTATTTTTTTATACAATTCTCTATATTCATCTTTAAAATCATAAATCATACTTTCGTAAGTTTTCCTTATTTCTTTTAAGCTTTTTCTTTGTCCAGTTCCTATTTCTAAATAATATTTAGTACCGTCATGTCCTACAACTCTCATTTCTTTTACAGATGATAAGATACATGCAACATTCATATCTTCAGGAGAAAATGATGAACTTGATGGATGATTATGCAAAGATATAACACTAGATTCCGCTTGTTTACTTAGAAATAGCATTGTTTCTCTTGGAATGCCCACTGAATTTTTATCTCCTGTAGCAAACGGGACTATCTCATTTCCATTTAAATCCAACCACATAAGAGCTTCTGTTCCTGTTTTATTTCCATGTTCTAAAACTTTAGCTATAGCTTCTTCAAAATTATCTTTTTCTTTAGTTATACTCTTATTTTCATTATTTGTCAATGGCTCATTATTAGAATCATCTAAAGTATAATTATTCTTTTCTATTTCTTCTCTACCTTGTTTAACTAAACTTTCATAGTCAATAATCGGGATAGTGGTACTCCTGCATCTTGGGTGCATTGGTGGATAATTAAGTCCAACAGCTATATTTTTTATTTCAAATATATTACCATGTAATTCAGAGCATATTTGACTGGTTCTGTTATCTAAAGTAGCACTGAATTCATATTTTTCTATCCCAGCTTCTTTATATCCATCTAAGGTAGCTTGATTTAAAGTATAATTAACTTCAGTTCTTAGAAGTCTTTCGACATCATTCTTTTTAGCTGTTTCAAATCTTTCAGAAACTCTTTTAGTCATAGTTTTCAGATTAATACCTTGTATCATTCCATTAACTATTTCTTGCTTAACTGTTTGAGCTAATTTATCAGTATTACTCCATAATCTTTCAGAGAAATTAGCACCACTCCAAGGTCTATCTAAAACAGCTTTTATTTTATCTCTACTAACAACAGGATTAATACCTAAATCTTTTGTTACTTCTATGAAAGTATCTCTATAAACTGATGTTAATGCATTAATACTATCGTTCTCAACTCTGAATATTAACTTTGTTAATTCCATGTCTATTTGTGATTTAAGACTATCTAATCTACTTATACGACTTTTAGCAGATAATGTTTCAATTTCTAAATATAGTTTTTGTGCTTGTAAAGGTGCATTCTTTAAAAGTTTGTTATATTCTTTCATGTAATCATGTAAATCTTTTTTCCAAACTTTGTAATCATCACCTTTTAAAAGTTTCAAAGCTTCATTATAATTTAGAATATTATCATTCATATAAGTTGTGGTTATTCTGCTAATTTCTTTAATTATATCCTGTTTAGCTTTTGAAAGTGCTATTTGATACTCTTTTTCGATATCTTGTATTGTAGTAAATGCCTTAGCTTCTCTTTTAATTTGTCTTTCTTCCCAATAATCTCTATTCTTTTGAGTCATTTACATCAACTCTAATCGGAGTATTCATATCCTTCATTGCATTTATATCTTCTTCAGCTTTTATTTTTTCTAATTCACTTTTTGCATCCTCAACAAAAGGCAATGTAGATAAAATAGTTTCATGTGATACTATTCCTTGTAACTTTTGAGCTGTGTCAGCTGCTTCAACTAAGTTCTTTGGAACGTTTCTAGTAAAGACTTTTTGAATATCAGTAGATTTTATTTTTAAGTTATGAAAATCTATCATAAGTTGTAATCTCTGATTAATAGCCTTTTTAAAATACATTTCCTTTTGTGCTGCTAATTGTTCTAGTGCTAATAACTTATATCCAAGTGCAACCCCTGAACTATTTCCAGAAAACTCTTTGTCTTGCATGTCTGGTATCATAGAAAACTTATGAATGTCTTGGTTCAATCTATTTTTATTATTTTGAGCATAGTTATCATTAACTTGTTTAACAAGCCATTTAGCATCACCTTGCTCATTAATAAGCATAACTTTATTTTTATTCATTCTTTCTATTTCTTCATCAGTAGTTCCACCCATATTAACTAAAACTAAGTACGCATCTGTAAAATCTTTCATGTCGTCAATAGCAGTTGAAGTTGCTTCATTATAGCCATCTATCAAAGAAATTACATTTTTAAAATCTCCATTACCCCTTTTATTGTTTAAGAACTCAATAACGTGTAGTTTAGTTTCTCCTGTTACAGTTGGAACTTCTTTTTTATCTGTGTCAGATAAAAATTCATAAGTAGTAACACTCGTACTATCATAAACTTCTAATGTATAAACCCATTTATCATCTTTATTTTTAGTTTTATCCCATCTTACAGCAGCGGTTATATCTTTCTTTACTGTGTTATCTCTTAAAATAAAACAATCTCTAGGATCCACAACTACATTTCCAATAGTATTATCCAAATTCTTATACCAGAGTTCATAAGATTTACCAAAAATACTACAATTTTGAGAATGCTCAAAGTTTTCTTGTTGCTCTTCTTCTGTTGCTAAATATTCAGATAACTTTTCAAAATCTTTTTTTAACTTATCGTCTTGTAAAGCATAAGAAATAGGTTTTCCTAAGAAATAGGCTGTTGCAATAGTTGCAATGTATTCTGGATAATTATTAATCAACTTAGTATCTTTTTTCTTATTGCTTCTATCTTTCTTATTCAAAATATTATGTTTTCCAGTATAATAATCTTCCATCTTTTGAAGTTCTGGTAATTCATTTTTAATAAATGCCTCTAGTGCTTCTTTTAAATCTTCTACAGTCATTAATCCTCCTCTCTTATCTTATTCCTAAAATATTTCTATCTATTGTTCTTACAGAATTATTTCTCATATAATCCTCAAGTGCATATCTCATAGCGTCCATTAAGTGATTAAAATCATCAATGGGTTTGTTTACTGCTTTTCCAAACTTATCTTTATCCCAAGCATAATTTGAAATCTCAGTTAAAAAATTAACACATCTAGGATGTATAAAA